GTGATTTTTTACTTCTACCTTTATGGTAGGTTGTGTGATGGTTGAATTTTGCATAATAATTGTGTGTCAGAATTATATTCTTATAGGTGATTATTAGACGAGAGACATTTCAGCAGGGAATATATTATATTCCTTTTTGGGTTTTGAAATTGTAAACAATTTGTCACCCACTCGCTGAAATCTATAGATTTGAACGATGTTCTTTTCGTCATCGTAGTTATCCAAATCAGTCCCCAACAAAACCATTATTTTATAATGGTTTCTCTTTGGTTCTTTACAAGAACCCCAACCGAGGTCTTCGTAGTTTAACTCATCTTCGTTATCAAAGATAACGCTTTGTAGTTTACTCCAAATCCTAGCAGGTATTTCCTTATTATTTGGGAAACACTCGTTAGGATCTGATTTAAGATTTTTGATATAATTTGAATTTGACATAATGATTTTTGGTTTGAGGCTGAATTGCCGATGCCTTATATTATAACCGATTTGTCAAATCCGTTTTATCCCAAAGGGATAGTTGTTGAATTATCGTGCGATCTCTCCCTAGGCATAATGCACAGTAGAGCCTTGACGATAATTAGAGCCGACTTTATATAATGGTTGTACCATTCTATAAGATTTTCAGATCTTACTTTAGTAAGATTTCAAAAAACATCTGTTTACAAACAGATGCATAAAAGTCGCTGTCCAAGCTTCAAAGAAGCTTAAATAACCTTCAAAGAAGCTTAAAAGTAAGCTTATTTATAAGCTTTTAGGGGGCATACCGAAGCTTCTACGAAGCTTGTAGGGGGCTATGGGGGGTCATCAGCAACGCCACAGCGTATATAACCCTCTCATAAATTTTTACCAAAAACAAAGCACCCCCATTACTAGAACAGAGGTGCTGAGTACACATACACAGAATTATATGAACTAATATGAACATATATGAAAATTATTCGGACACTTCTTCGTCCTCATCGTCATCATCTACCCAAATCCAGTCGTTGTCAACATCAGAACACTCTGCATTCTGTAATAATTTACTAGCACGCAGTACAAGACCAGTAGCTGAGAACTCGTTATTAAAAGCAAACCTGCAACCTTCCATAAATTCTTTATCATCTACAATAATTACATAGTTATCAAAGTGTTCTCCAGCGATTGACTTGAGTCTTTCTAGAGGATCTGGGGACATTTTGCTTGACATGGTAGTTGGGTATGAATAATTTACTTAAATCCAAGTCACAGAGGACTTACTTTTTCTTTTATAGTACATATCTTTGAACTTATTTAGCTCTTCGTCAACTAAATCTCGTTTTCTTTCCTTGATTTGTCTGTCAGCATCTTGAGCCATTTGGGTTACCCAGTAGTTACAAGCGATTGACAGAGCGTCAAGGCGGTCATCGTGACGAATACTGCCTCGTTTGTTGGTCAACCTCGTCAACTGATAGAACAACATATAGTGCAGGTGTTTCTCTGGAGGGTAGGACTGTGTTGTTTTGTAGTCGTTCTCTATGACCGTAGGGTCAATAACTAACTTGTGACCACCTAGAAGGGGTTCTAAGGTATCTATAATCCGTTTTTCCTTCTGAGTGTGGTGTCGTACCTCTTCTAAGCTTACAGGGTATTCTCGTGTAAATATGGGCGTTATTAGTTGGTTGAACATACCGTCACCAAAGTTAGATTCTGTAATAACAGCGTTAACTTTGTTTCGTTTGGCTATGTTGACCAACTCCATTAAGGTATCTTGATCATACCCACCCTTGAGACCGCCAGCTTCTGGAACATATAGAGTACCATTCAGCATCTTTACTACAGCATAACCAGTCTCGTCAGAGCCTCTACCAGAGGGGTCAATAGACATTACTGATCCAGTGTACGGAATCATATCCCCTACAACCTTCATAGGTCTATAGTAACGATCTCCACGGAGTCCTACATTAGGTAGGGCATCCCATTCTAAGTCTGGGGTCTTAGCCCACACTAATTTTTCTGGAGCTACATCTGGGTCTACAGATTGTACTATAAGGTTACCTAGCTTTAGTGGGAATCTATCCACATCAGATAAGCTAGGATTGAGCATGAACTGTAAAGCATAGCCTATAGAACCATAGGACACTTTACGCTCATTTAAATCAAATTCTGTGAATCTAGAAGGTTCAGCGGAATCTCCTTCGTTCTCTTCTGATATACATAGTTCAGACAGAGAACCGTTGTAGGTCATCTCAGCCTTCTTAGGGCTTACCATTTCAGATGCCCATACCTTCGCAGAATACCCCCTAGAAGTGAGTTTTGTGTAAACTGAGTCCTCACACTGCGGTGTACCTAGAAAGAGGATCTTAGAGGCATCTAGGGGCTTTAAAATAGCATCAAATTCTTTTATTTGTTCTCCGAGTTTGTCTCGCATTTGTTGCGTGGCGGAGTTTGTTGGGACTTCAATATCGTCCGCAATGATGATATCAGCACGGCTTCCTGTAAGTTGGGAGGTAACCCCCAGAGACTTAACCGAAGGTGCATGAGACGCAGGTGCAGGTCCAACATCAAAACTAACTTTTGAAAATCTTTGATCAGCTTTAGGTTTAAGATGTTGGAGAATAGGAATTTCATGTAGTAGTCTAAGAGTAAATGTGGAGAAATCATCAGCACGAGTTTTTGAAGCGGATACAACTAGAATATTCTTAGAAGAGTCTAGAAGTAGTTGGTGAACAACGAAGGCAGAACAGATCCAAGACTTACCTACACCACGAAATCCTTGAATAACAGCCCTCTTAGGACCATTCTGCATGAAATCTGCGATATCATACTGGATTGGTGTAGGATCTCTTTTTATCTGCTCAAGGGAGTGCCAGATAAGGTACAGGAAGTTTCTAAAATCCTTGAGCTTTTCTGGAATCTCCGTCTTCATCAAATGGTAATAAGTGTACTAACTCCTTCAACGGTGTCTCTTCGTTGACCGCTGTAGTAATCTGATTGTCTTTAAGTAGTTGCCTAGCAACATTTAGTACAGCTGGTGACGCTTCTCCAGATTTGATAGTTGCTATCAACTCTTGGATAGTAAGTGAAGCTAGTTCTTCTAGTAGTTCTTTATTTGGATTTGCCATCTTTTAGTTCTTTGTATATCTTGATACCGAGGTAACACAGAGTAGTCAAGCCTACAAGGATCGCTACTGATGTATTAACACCTTCTAATGTAAGTGTACCAAGTAAACCAGTAACTGCGATCGCAGGGGTTAAGTGTGGACTATTCATTTAGGTTAAGTAAGTTAGTGATTACATCCTCAGAAGCTCCAGCTTTGCCTGCAACATTCGCTTGACGAATCTGCATATACTTAGCCTTAACATCTGGGAACTCTTCTAGCATCTGAGCAAAAGCTACTCTACGATATCTAGATATTATTTTATTTAAAATCTGTATTCTAGGACTCTTGACACCACCTTCAGAGATTGTTGATAACTTCTGATAACGCTTATCTTTGATAACCTTCTCTAGAGATTGTCTAAGTGTTTTACCTCTTAGTTTAATTTCACCAAGCATCTCAAGCTGTCTATCATAAGCTGATTGATTCTTATCGTTCTTATACTCGGTCATATCAATCAATCTATGAAGCTTAGTCTTAGGATTAGTAAAACCATGCTCTAGTCGTGCTAGTTCTTCAAACACTGCATCTCCCTTACGAGTAGATACTCTAGAAGGATTGAACGGTCCTACGATAGGATAGTTCTCTGCAATGATAGGCTCACCTAGAAGGTTACGCTTAGGATCTAAGATATCATTACCGTTAGGTAACTTCTTGAGGATTGCGTCACCAAGGTTACGAACTTCTCTAGTAGTGGTATCACCACCAAGAGACTGACCTTGGTATAAAATGTTTGGTACGAAGCCACCAGAAAGATTAGTAAACAGCTTCTGCATCTTTCTATCTGGATCTGATAACGCATCAGAGATCAACTGAAGACCTGCTAGGTATGACTTATCAGTAATATTACGAGTCATTGAGATCGTAGCAGCTGCGAACACTTGTTCAGCTACAGTGCTATTGATCTCACCAGCTTCATCAAACTGATCTACTATGTCAGCCAATACACCAAAATGAGTACCGAAAGGGTCAAGTCCAGAATAACTAAAATACTTATCACCCACACGGAATGAATACCTCTGCCAGCCAGATTGCTCAAGAGTCCTAAGCTGTGCTGTATCTTTTGGACCACCAGAAGTAATAAACTCACGATTAGAAAGAATCATATAGAGGAGTGTCGCATTTATCATGGACGCTGTTGCTAGTTTACCAGCAGCTCTAGCTTTCTCTACAGGATTACGACTATTCAGTTCTTGACGAAGCTTACGCTGCGTGTCCTTGATCATAGGCATATCTGGCATATTAGCAAGAACTTGACGAGACATCTCTGGAGCTGCAAAGAATGCACGGTCAAATGAGAACTTTAAAAGATTTACAGGAGTTCTAACGAATGGGAAGATAAACTTCATGAATGGTACAGTCTTGACGATTGCACCAGCCAACTCAGCAGCTTTACCTGCATCATTTGTGAATGTACCATAGCGAGCAAACTCTAAACTACGAGCGGACATATTATCAATTTCGTTTAGGTTTTCAAAACCAAGACCTCCGTCTTCGTATTTCTTTAGAGCGTCACCACGGATCGCTGTTTCTTGATCAATTATTTCTTGGATTTTAGCTGCTCTTTCAGACGGTAGTAAACGCTTACCACCTTTTGCCAAAGCTTCTTCATCCATTTTTTGAACTGCTTGATTTGCATATTTAATTACTCCTGTATTTGAAAAGGCACGCTCACCTTGTACCAATACCGTGTCCATACCTCTTGCTACATATTCAGCAAGCTCGTCTGGATTCTTGATACCTAGTTGCATACCTTTTAAGGTTAGTTCTAGTTTTGCATTCTGACGGAAGAGGGATTGTTTGAACACCTCATCCATAGACATTAATAGTTTAGTTGGAATGTTGACGATATTATCACCAAACCAGTTAAAGGCTTGACGCATAGTTTGCTCTGGAGCTGCGTCTGAAAAGTAAGTTGGACGCTCTGTCTTAGCTGTATTCTCAAGTGGAGACCGTCCTACATCTAACATTTGTTGATCTAACTTGTAAGATTTTAAGAAGAAGTTCATACCTTCTCTGAAAGATTCTAATGTAGCAAACTCTTTCAGTACATGACGAGTGATTGCTTTATCTACGAAAGCACCACCAACAGCTGCTTCTACTTGTAGTAAAGTCTGTGCTACCATATTACCAACAGCATTCTTTACGAAAGTACGAGGACCAGATAACAATGAATTGATATACCAGTTCTGTGCTTTCTCAATGAAGCCATTAGGATCTGTAGCACGAGCTTGTTTTGATACTCCAAGCATATTGTTTATAACATCATTTGGATCACCTGCGTGTAAGATTCTTTGTAAGATCTGATTAAACTCTTGTTTACCCATGTTGTTTGCCATGTATTCATTAACAATCTCTTGGTTTCTAATCTCTATATCATTTAAAGTAATCTTACTGCGTTTGAATTGAGTAGACTGTAGACCCTGTCCAAATCCTCTACGAAGATTAGAACCAGCAGCTGTGATACTCATGAGTTTCTTTACTTCTCCAACAAGCTGTGCTTTATCTATCTCAGTTACAGCTGGTCCTTTTTGTTCAAGATCTGCAGCTAACTTGTACACTGTATCTGCTTGACCTATGGCTAAAGATTCTACTGCGTACATACGAGATGCGATTCTACGAAGTTCACCTGCATCTTTACTAGCAGCGTTTACTTCAGACATAATGAAGTCTTTATCTGTTCCAGTCATTTCTGAGAATCTATTTACAGCTCCTGCAATACCAGCCTTTTCTAAAGATTCTGGGTTTAGTTTTGGATTAGCAGATAACTCTGATTCTACAGCTGATTCAGTCTTAGCAATCAACTCACCAAGGTCATTAGCTGTTTCTACTTGTCCTAGTGATTTAGCGACACCTTTCACAGCAGCTTCACCACCTCGTTTCAAACCACCAAGATCTACCTTTGCTTCGTTGAATGCGTCACTTACAACTGCACTTCGTTTCTGTTCATGTATTTGTCGGAAAGCTTTTGAGCTTCGTGTTGGGAACATTCTACGAACATTCTCTGGTGCATAGTCCACAGCACGAAAGCGTCTCTTATCTTTACTAACTAAGTCTGAGTATGCTGTTACAACATCTTCTAACGCTGTACCTTTAGCATCAAAACCTAGTAACTCTTTAAGATAAGAGATGATCTCATCAAATAGATTCTTCCCACCTTCACCCTCAATACCTTTGAGATAGTTTTGAAAGTTAGGACTAGACATAGCTTCAGCGATAAACTCATCTACATTAGATAGTCCATACCATTCTGAGATTGAATCACCGTTTGCTTGTGCGTAATCATCAATGTCATTAAGAGCATTACGAATATTCTTAAATTGATCTGGTGCGTTGTCTACAGCTTTTAGATAAGTTCTAAGAAGCTTACGAAGTGGCTCTGATTGGTTAGCATCGTCAGCATAAGCTGCAACTGTTGTTAGATAGTCTTCACCTTTTAAGTTTCTGTTTACTGCTGAGATCTCCACAGGAATCTTTGTTACAACACCAGCGTGAATTGTTTCGTGTAGTAATGTTCCTTCAGAGAACACAGTGTCAGCATCTATCTCACCTTCAAATACACCTTTACGATTAGTGTACAGACCGATTGATCCTCGTCCTGTAGTTACATCAAATGGATTATAGTCACCAGCAGCACCGTTACCAAAGCGAGCTTCAATATCAGTACGCATAAACTCTGTATCACCTTCATGTAGTTTTAGTAATGCTTTAGAAAGTTTACGGACTTCTGGTGTAGAACCGTTGGTTGCTAAACGATTCAATGCAAACTCTGTAGTTACAGACTTACCACTAACTGTTTCTATAACTTCATTCTTATCAGCTCTAGCTTCTTTCGCCATAGCTTTTACAATGTTATATGTTTCAGCTTCGTTAAGTCCTAACGCTGTGCGTAGCTCTGGATCTTTGATTGTAGAACCGTATGTGTTTTTAGCTGATCCTTTCTGCCCCCAAAGAGATACACCTTTGGTTACTGACTCTTTCATTGAATCGTTAATGTCAATGATATGAGCATCTTGAGGTACTTTACCTCTACCTCCATTTAATACTACCTCAAATCTCTTACTTAATCTACCGCTGTTGATTGCGTTAGTTAAAAACTCAACTTCATCTACACCTTCTTCTGTACCTAAGAAGTCATAAAAATCGTCTATAACTCCGCTATCGTTAAAATCTAATTCTTTTCGTAATGATTTATCATAAAGCATTAGACCTTCATCTTGAAAGATATCAATAATCTCTAATATTGGTTGTTCCTGTCCAGAGTCAAATCGTAAATCACCGTTCTCTAGTATCTCAGAACTACCCATGTTTTTTATGTATTGTTTATCAAACGGTGTCTGTTCATACTGTCTTGTAAATTCAACTTTCTCAGTTCTTGTTTTTGATCCAAAGCTTTTAGCAAATCTATCTAGAGCAGCTGGCATCTTCTTGTCATACTGTTGCATAAACGGAGCAGCATTAACTTTAACTTGATAATTCTCTTGTGACCAACCTTCTGGTTTTTTAAGTAAATCTTCGGAAGCTTCTTTTCCAAACATCTCCTTTAATTCATTATTATTTTTTACAATAACAGTTTGGGTTTTCTCGTTTTTAGTGACATCAAAAGATCTACTACCATCTTCGTTAATAGCGTTTAACTTAATGAAATCTAATTCAGTGTTATATAAACCTGCAATATCCACACCTGTCGGAAACGATACTGAATCATAACCTTCTCTAGCTGCAAGTTGTAAGATCTGACGAATACCAGAACTGATGTAACTATCTTCTAACGCTACTCTACCAGTAAAATCTTTTTCTTTTCTTCTCTTTTTATTAACAGCTTGAAGAAAATCAGATTGTAATTCTTCTATTTGTAGAACAGTTTTATTTCCTAGTTTACGATCTGTAGTACGGAAATGCAATAGATTAGTTCTACCCTTATCACTTGCTACTTTTTCGTAGTGAGAGTTATATTCTCCTAAATCATCTCTAGCTAACACGAAGTCATCTACAGGTGCTTCTAGCGTAAATTCACGATAGTTCTTACCTTCTGGAGATTCTGGTCTGGGTTGTCTAAAGTTAGCATACTCTGGTTTCGGTGGTTGCTCTACAAGTGTAGTCTCCAACTGTTTGTTTTCTATCATCTTCTTAACCTGTTCAGTTTTTACTCTACCCTTTGCATCTTTAGGTAACAGGTCAAATTGTAGATTCATCCACTTCAACTCTTCTGCTGTACCACGCTCACCAAACTTAGTTAGAATCTCTGTAACCTTTTCTGGACGCATTGCAGCAGGAGCTTTCTCAATAGCTCGTAACGCTGGACTATACACATTGTATGTATCTACTTCTCCAAAAGTTCTTATTTGATTAAACGCTGCTTCATTCTTACGGAGAAATTCACCACCTAAATTTATATTTACAGCATATCGTTTTCCATCAATTTCAATATTGTTTGGGTCATAGACTGTCTCTTCTGGTAACTCAATACCATATTTTTCTTTTAGCTTTTTAGCTACATCCGCTGACAGATTACCATTAGTACGGTTGACCTTCATCGCTTTCAACCCTGCAATCAATCCTGTAGCTACACCAGTAAGTCCAAGACCTTCTAGAGAGTTCTTGAATCTTCCTTCTATTACTCCTTCATCATCTGTAGATTCTAAGAAATCTGTAATAGGGTTACGAAGTGTTGGGAAAGTATTGATAAGGTTAGATAGTCTTGCTTCTTGTTCCTCAAACGCTACGAAGTCAGTAGCTGATTCAGCAGCTAGAACGCCTTTCCAGTTAAGAACATCTTTACCTTTCTTGTTTACGGTAGTGAATTGTTTACCAAAGCGTCCAATCTTAGACGCAGCTTTAGCACCTTTAGCAATAGCTCCAAACGGTACGAGGAATTGTGTTACACCTTCAACTAAACTACCTGCAATTGTTTCAGACTGTCCTAAGAAACGGTTATCGTAGTCTGGTAATGTGTCACCTAGAGCGAAGTCAGCTAAGTTGTATACACTTTTAACTGCTCCTTCTACACCTCTGAATGGTGCTGCCATCAAATCTTTTAATTGATTTGGGTTCTTAGAAGGGTCTTGATCATCTAAGAGTAGATCTGGTTTGAATCCTAATGCCATAATGTTTAATATTTAAATACTCGTTTTAATACTTGGGAATGTGCTATTGCTTGTGCTTTTAAAAATCTTTGTCTCAATACACTATTGTTTGGATCTAAGTTCAGTACAACCATGTACGCTGTGATCTCATCCTCGTAGTCTTGTGACTCTTGAATCATATCATAAGATATAAGAGGATTGCGTGTAAAGTCTAAGTTCTCTACATTGATAGGTACTTTACCTTCTAGTTTACCGTCTCGTATTTCTTCTAAAGTAACGATAGGTTGATCATTGTCTAGAGATCTTTGTGTAGCTAGAACAGAAAAGTATTTTTGTCTACGATGTGATTGAAGGGCTTTTTCTCTAAAACCAAACTCAGATGCTGGTGGTTTAGTTGCTTCATTTCTTAGTTTACCTAGATCTGCTTTTCTAAGATCTTTAAGTAAGTATCTACGATTCTTAATACGCTCTGCATAACCATCATCACCAGCTCCAGCAGGAAACTGTGAAGTACCAGCTTCTCCTTCTGGATGGTACATAATATCACCTACTGTGACAGCGTCACTATCGGGATCTTTGTACATAGTTTGTTTCTTAGGATCACCGAATCTTTCTTGAATCTCTGGAGTGATCTCTTCAGTTTCTCGTTCTTGTTGAGTTTTAATTTTCTCTTGAACAATATCGTCTGATGGGTTTTCAAACTTTTCGTCTATAAACTGTGCCATAGCTTCATCTAAATAATCACGAGCTGCAATCTCTCTGTTTTGTATAACCGCAACCATGTTACCAGATGATCTCTCTGACTCTGTGAGAGGAGCGTTTAGGATGTTATCTACACCTTCTCGTAGCTCAGCTACGAATGGTTTAGTCATTTCTAAAGCTTGTGAGTTAGAGTAGACGGACATACCAGTTAACTCATCGTTAGCTGTTAACTGTCTAACTAAAGTTTGACTAACACTATTGTTAGTAGCGGATAAACCAACACTGGTATAGAACTTCCCTGTTTGTCTAGTGGTTATGAAAGTGTCAGCAC